GACGCGGCCGTGTACGCCGCGGTCTTGACCGGCGTCCGGGCGAGTGCCTGGCTGCTGCCGGCGCTGCTGATGAGCGCCGTGAGCGCCGCGATGTCGGCCTGCGTCGCCGCCGGTGACACCGCCGGCCGCGACGCCACCGAAGCCACCCCGGACACCGCTACAGCGGTCGCGTTGTCCACGGTCCCGTCAGCCTTCACGACCTTCCGGTACAGCACCCCCGCCGACGCAGACGAGAAGCCCGGGAGGGCGCCGGTCGGGTCCGCCGCCATCGGGTTCGGCACCGACCCCGTACCGTTCGGCCGCAGCAGCACCGCCGGCGTCGAGGACCCCGCGTCCGTGTCGAACCGGTACAGCCACCCCGGCCGGGCGCTGAACTGGGCACGCCTGAACTCGAACACGCCGGGCCCTCTCTCAGCTGTAGTTGATGCGCTTGGCGGCGGGCCCGTGCAGGATCCCCTTGCGGGCGCTGCCGGCCTTCTCGGCGTCGAGCACGGCCCGCACCGCGTCGTCGCCAAGGGCTTCGAGGGCGTCGGCCACCTCGTCCACCGTCAGATCCGCAGGGTCCGGCAGGGCGCCGGGCGCAGCGGGGTCGACGGCGGGCAGGGAGCCCGAGTCCTGCCCGCCGCCCGCTGCCCCGCCGTCACCCTCGACGACCTGCCCGTCCGCGCCCTCGTCGAGGAACCCGGTGGACACCTCCACCCCCTCCGGGACGGCATCACCCGCGTGCAGGGTGAACGCCGACCCGATCAGAGGGTTGCCGTACGCGTCACGCCGATGCACCAGCAGCCCGCCCGGGCCGACATCGGCGCGGACCCGCCGCATCAGCGGACCAGCGTGGAGTACAGGCCGCCGATGTCCCCACCGACCGGCATGGCCGTCGCCGCGACCTGCGTGTAGCCGGTGAACGGGTTCGGCTTCTTCCACGCCAGCACCGTCAGGCCCGGGGCCTCCTGGCGGGCGACGTCGATGGACCGCGACTGCATCAGCGACAGCATCTCCGCGGTCCAACCCCACTGCGTCTCCCCGACACCGTCGGTGCCGAAAATGAACTGGCCGCGGGGGATCAGGTACCGCTGGTCCGGGGCCTGCTGCGTGCCGAAGTCCAGCTGGTGGTCGTACGAGTACAGCGGGGGCAGGCCCTCACGGCCGCGGATCTCGTTCAGCTGCCCCAGGTCCAGCCGGGGAGCGTTCACCGCCGGCAGGGTGGGCCAGTACGCGGACCGGTACTCCTGCGAGTTCCGCATGAAGTCGATCGTGTCCGAGTCCGTCACCGCCCACGTCGGCGGGCCGGTGATCGAATCCTTCCTGACCAGCCGGTTCCAGGTGATCTCGTCGGACAGCGGCGTCGCCGTCGACGTCGAGGACCACAGGATCGACGGGGCCGTGGTGTGCGCCGGGGCCAGGCCCGCGTCGTACTCCATCGTCAGACCGCGCTCGTTGGAAAGCGTGAACTTCCCGTCGATGAGGAAGTCGGCGCGGGCCGCCTCCACACGGTTCCGCACCGCGTCCACGTTGTGGGAGACGTCGTCGTAGACCTGCGCGACGATGTCCTCCTGCAGGCCCGGCGTGATCGTCCCGCCGGCCTCGGCGAGCCGGATGAGGATCGACTCCCACTCGGTCAGCACGAGCATCTGACCCAGCGGCGGCAGGGCGATCCGGTCCTTCGTGACCGCGATCGGCCGCTCACCGATCTGCGTCTCGGTGTTCCACGACCGGTACTTCGCGACCAGCCGGCGGCGGGTCTTGGTGACGATGTCCGTCTCGATCCCGGCGATCGTCCGGTTCGGCAGGAACTGCTCCAGGTTGTTCGGCAGCGCGTCCGGGAGGTCCCGGGCGTACGCGGTGAGGTCTGCGGGCGTGGCATCGGCCAGGTCCCACACGTCGATCGTCATGGCAGGTTTCTCCTACGACAGAAGGGGAGGGCGGGTCACCGGCGGATGAACCGGGAGCCGACGTCGGCCCACCCGTTCGCGTCGACAGGGAAGGGCAGGAGCGTCTCGACGACGAAGCCGCGCTCGAGGAGCGCGGAGCCGACGACGGTGTCCGTGGAGGGGTCCATCGCGACCGCCCCGTACTGGAACCCGACGAGCACGCCGAGGTTGGCGTCGTTGTCGGAGCCGCCCTGCGTGCCGGTCGTGACCGCGACCGCGGGACTGGCGCCGCCGGTCAGGGACGACGTGGCGGTCATCTGCGCGACGTTCGTGTCGGCGAGGGTCCCGGCGAACGTGACGACGTACGGGGTGCCGGGGCCGGGGCCGCCGGTGACCGTGACGTTGCCGGCGCCGATCGACGACATGGCCTGCAGCGCGGTCTGCACGGCCGTCGCCGTCGCGTTGAACGGGATCGCCCCGGACGTCACCGAGTTGTACGTCGCCGTCCACGTGCCGCCCGTGGGGCCGCCGCTGATTGTGATGGTCTGCTGCTCGTCGCTGGTGCCCTTGTACGGGCCCCACTTCTTCGTCGTGGCGTGCTGCGCCAGGGGCGTGCCCGACGGCACGAAACCGGTCTGGTACGTGCCCGTGAGGGGGTGCCAGATCCCGGTGAACAGGGTCGGGTCGAGGCTGATGGGCCGTGCCGTGTGGAGGTCGGCGGTCGAGCCGGCCCAGGCGTTCGAGTCGACGCCGCCCCACTGGCCGATACGGCGCTTCGCGATCCGCATGCGGTGCTCCCGTGCGAGAGAAGAAAGGTTCTCGTCTCGCACAGTCACCGATGCTGGTGCCGTGGTCCGCTTACTGGCGCGGTGCCGTCCACTGCCCGTGGTGGGTTTGGCTTCGGTGCAGAGCGTACCGCGTCAGGAGCGGGAACCGGCGCGCTTCTCCTGCTGCTCCCGCAGCCGCGCGGCGCGTTCCCGTCCGGCGCTGCCCCACTCCCCGCCGCCCCCGGTCTGCCGGGGCGGGCGGCCCGGGTCACCCGTCGGCGCGGTGGCGGGGCCGGCGGGTGCACCGAACAGGGTGGGGAGATCCGTCTTGATCTTCTCCACGGCGGCGGTGATCTTCGCGGCGTCGTCGCCGGGCTTCACGTCGACCATCCGCAGCGCGTAGGCGATCTGGGGGTTCGGGACCTGCTTGGTGGGGTCCTGCGGGTCCGGGACCCGCAACGGCATCCCCGCGTCCAGCAGCGCGCCGCGCACGTCGAACGCGAGCGACCGCTCGGCCAGGCCCGCGCGTTCCTGCTCGATGCCCGACGCGGCGTCCAGCTTCCCCCGCAGGTCGGCCATGTCCTTCGCGCCGACCTCCTCCAGGACGGTGCGGCGGGTGGACCGCTGCAGGTAGTCCTGCTGGCGGGCCATGAGCGCCGTGACCTCCTCGCGGGTGTAGACGGTGCCGTTGGACGGCGGCGGGACCTGCGGCGGTGCCGGGGGCGCGGGCGGTGCCGGGGGTGCCGGGGGTGAGGGGACGGGCGGCGGCGGCGGGGGTGCACCGCCACCACCGTTGCCGGGGTCGGTGGTGAACATGACGGCGGTGGCCAGCCAGGGGCGGCGGGCTCGGGTTCCGTGCATCGGGTGTGGTGCTCCCTACTCTGCGGGCGGCACGGCGGGTTGTCCGCCAGCCGGGGGGTCGGTGCCGGTCGGGGGTGCCGGCGGGGGTACGGGGGTCGGGTCGTCGGCCAGGCCCAGGAGGTGACGCGCGGCAGCGATGTCCCCGGTCGCGTCCACCAGCTGCACCGCAGCGGCGTACGACTCGCGGCGGATCGCCTCAAGTTCCGCGTCCGCGTCATCGATGGGCAGGCCGGCCGCCTGCAGCATCCGCACCGCCGTGCCCGTGGAGATCGCCCGCAACGGCAGCAGCGCCTTCACCTGATCGACGGCGAGACCGCGGTCGGAGGGCAGCCCCGACCCGAGGTCGATGACCGCGGCCGGTGTCGGGCCGGCGGGCAGGGCGGCTCGGGCCTGCGCGGTGCGGACCGCGAACTTCAGCAGCAGCGGATGCTTCTGCCCGCGCACGAGCCGCATGTTCCGCAGCGCAGCCCGCGCCGGCGCGAAACCCAGGTCCATCGCAAACCCGGACACGGCGTCCGCGGGTGACACCCGCCCCAGCAGCGACAGGGCCAGCCGGGAGTTCACCGCCAAGTTCTCCAGGAGCCGCTGATTTTGCTTGATCCCGGCGTCAAGGACCGTGGACGTGTCCTCGTAGCTGCTGGAGGCCCCGTCGGGCAGGAACAGGTCGGTGCCGGGCCCGCCGGGCAGCGGCCGGGCGTGACCGGCGCCGGTGAACCGGCGTGCCGGGACCGCGGACGACTCGGCTGTCCCGGCGAGGTCGGTGTCGGACATGGCGAGGTCGTCGAGGATCTGCGACACCAGCGTCGGGATCGACTCCCCGAAGTGATCTTCCCCGGTGGAGGTGTTCGGGATGTGCACGACCGGGATGAAGTCGACCTCGAGGTCGTCGTCGGTGAGGGTCTGCCCCCGGAACTGGCCTTCCGTCAGCGTGTACACGGTGGGCTGCCCGCCGCGGGGCTGCGCGCGGATCTGGTCGAGGCGCCACTCCGCGACGGTGTACCGGCACGTCCACTCCCGGGTGCCGCCCCAGGGGGCGCGGACGGGCGCGGGGAGCTTCTCCATCCGCCACGTGTGCCGGCGCAGCATCCGCGTCCCGTCGGGCTGGTCGTACTCCCAGGCCAGGTGCACGACCGGCGGGTACTCGGCGTCCCACTCGGTGTAGGCGGGCTGGTCGGCGGCGGTGAGGTCGGGGAAGTAGAAGCCGGGGTCGTAGCCGCGCAGGATCGGGCGGGCCAGGTGACGGGACCACGACACGACCAGGACGCCGTCGCCGTCGCCCACGGAGTTCGTTTCCTGCACCAGCAGCTTGTCTTTGAGGCGTTCGGTGTCGGCCCAGGCGGTGAGCCAGTCCTGCACCTGCACCGCGAACGGGTCCGGGCCGGTGTCGTCGTCGGGGTCGGCGTCCGGGACGACGATGGTCTGGTCGTCGCCCAGGACGAGGGACCGGGCGGTTTCCACGAGCAGCCGGGCGTGCCCGTACTCCCGCCACAGCTCGGCGGGGGCTTTCTCGCCTTCGGCCCACTGCCCGGCCAGGTCGGAGGGGTTGAGTTCCTTCGCCCACATGGCCGCCGGGAGCCATTCGCGGCGGTTGTTCGACCTGTACGCGGTGAGCACCCGGTAGGCGGTGAGGCGGCGGGCGTCGGTGTCGTCGACCCACGTGGCGATGCCGGGGGTGCGGGTGGTGCCGTTGCCGACGGCGGGGATGTGGGACAGCGGCGACCACAGGTCTTGCACGAACGCCCGCGGCGGCAGGGTCACCGGGGACTCACGGTTTCGATCTGCGGGCCGTCGTCGTCGATCGAGCACCAGGCGTCGTAGCGGACGGCGGCGCGGACCGCCGCGGCCACCACGACGTCATCGGCTGTGCCGGGAGCCGTCTCCTGGTACGTGGTCAGCGCGCCGAACGCCAGGTCCGAGCCGGAGCCGAGCGCGGCCACGCCGTCTCTCACTCGCAGCGCCTGGAAGGTGAACAGGTACCAGAGGCGGCCGGCGGCACCCAGCAGGAACGCGCCGTCCAGCGTCGTCGACCCGTCCTGTCCTCGCGCGGTGAGCTGCAGTGCCGTCCCGGCTGCTGCCTCGGTGCAGGCGGCGGCGACGCGCTCGGCCCACTCGTCCCACGCCTGCTCGCTGCCGTCCGCGCCGGGAGTCGCTTCGATGTCGACGAGGCGGGGGATGACCTGCACGATGGCGCCGTTCCCGGACCCCGTCAGGAGCACCGGGGTGCCGTCGGCCGTCTGCATCCGCCGGATCTTCCGGGCGCCATGGATGATCGTGCCCTGGTACTGGGAGCACGTGTCGGCCGCCATGGTCACGTGGCCGTCCCTGGCGATGGCCGCGACGACGGTCACGGCACGATCCGGTGCCAGGCGGGGAAGGTCACGACCGCAGGGTAAAGCATCAGCCGGGACAGATGACCCGTTCAGCGGGACACGGTGAGCGCGTCAGCGGCCCCGCCCGGACACGCCACGCCGGCGTGGGGGCTGCTGCTGGCGCTTGTCGGTCCGCTGCCGGGGGAACAGCAGCCACGACGCGCCGTGCACGAACGCGTCGACCCGGTCCGGTGACTCCTCCGCCGCGTCCCCGGTCCACGAGCACAGCTGGTCCTCGAGCGCTTGGAGCGTCCGCTCACCCTGGACTCGGAGGAGGTGGACGCGGCCCTGCTCGAGGTAGGGCTGCAGCGCCAGCGCCCTCAACCACTTGCCCTGCGCCCGGCCGGTCGGGTGGACCCGGACCACCGGCACGGACGGCGTGGGCAGGCCTCGGCGGAGGCGTTCGGCGGCGACCTGCGCGCGGGTCGTGGCGAGCACGTGCGTGACCATGTCGCCGCCCTGGTTGTCCTCCACGACCACCGCGGCGGCGTCGGACGCGACGACGGCCTCCCACACGGTCCGGCCCCAGTCCTCCGGGGTCATCCGCCCCGAGTCGTCGGCCAGCGCCCACAGGTCACCGCCTGCGTCGATGCTGACGGTGACGATGCCCGTCTCGTCGGACGATTCGCCGGTGGACACGGCCGGGTCGACCGCGACGACGACCCCGGCCATGACCGGCACCTCGCCGGGCGCCCGCGCGGAACGTGCCATCGCGGCCCGCGACACGAGCGCGCCCTCGACGTCGTCGAGGATCTCCGCCTCAAGCTCCTGCCGGCCCAGCGTCGTCCCGACCAGCGGGTCGATCACTTCCCGCCGGTACGTCTCGGAGAGGTTCTCGATGTTGTCGAGGGACCGGCCCCGCGTCATCACCGTGGTGGGCTTCTGCATGACCCCGGCGCGTTCGGGGTGCTCGGCGAGCTCGGCGGGCCGGATCCGCAGCAGCGGCAGCGGCCGGGGCGTCGTCGAGGCGTAGATGCGGGTCCGGAACCCCGGCGGCCAGCCGGGCCGGGCCGGGAGGCGCAGGCCCATGAGGAGGTTGCTCCACGTGGAGTCGGTGACGGTGCCCTTGTGCGCGTCGACCCATTGGGCGATCTCGTCGCCCCACACGACGTGATGCTGCGGGCCCCGCAGCCGGCCCGGCTTCTCGCTGGAAAACGTTTTGAACCTGGACCCGTTCGCGAGGTACAGCTCGCCCATCGACCGGTTCCACGCCGACTCCCTCGACCCGCCCCGCAGTTCGGAATCCCTGAATACGCTCAGGAGGCCGGAGTCGCCTTCGACCATGACGTCGCGGGCGTCGGCGATGGTCGGCGCCACCAGCGCGGCCAGGATGCCCGGGTAGCGGCGGGCGTCCGCCGCTATCGCCTCAGCGCACGACCGGGTCTTGCCGGCGCCGCGGCCGGCGAGGAACAGCCATGTGAGCCAGTCCCCGGGCGGCGGCAGCTGTTCGGGGCGGGCGATGTCCGCCCACGCCGGACGGTCGTCGTCGTGGAGGGGCCGCTCCAGCCGGTCGGCGAGGGCGTCGAGGATCGACACCGGTCAGGCGACCGACCGCAGGTGCCGCGCCGCCCGCCGGCGGGCCTCCTCCAGCGGCAGCCCGTCGCGCCCGGCCTGCCAGACGGCCGCGTAGGCGGACTCGACGCGGGCCATGTCCCGTTCGGCGAGCGCGGTCAGCCGGGCCTCGACGTTCTTCGTCGCCGCCAGGTTCAGGACGGACGCGGCCTTGTCGAGGGCCCGCTCGTAGAGGGCGACCTCCGCGCGGACCGATTCGCCATTCTCCCCGACCGACACGAGGTCACCGGCGTCGAGGCGTGCCTGCGCCTGCTCCCGGAGCGCTTCGAGCCAGGCGAGGGCCTCCCCGGCCAGCTGCAGGATCGCCGCGAGGGGGTTGTCGACGGGGGCGGCAGCCCGCAGGAGGACGCGGGCGGCGGCGGTCGCTTCCTGTTCGGCGACCCGGCGTCGTGCCGCGTCACGGGCGCGGGGCGTCGCGCCGCCGTGCATCCGGCAGCGGGTGCCGCCGGTCAGGGGCGCGTTCAGGCAGGGGTGACCGGCGCGGGTCTTGGCGCCGCAGGTCGGGCCGTCATGCATGGGATCAGCCGGGGTGGGTGTCGTGCTTGGGCTTCGCGGGCATGTGGGCATGGTGCCACGGGCGAGCGCCAGCAGGGCCGGATGTCCCGTGCGGTGCTGCAGTTCAGGCGGTGCGGCGGATGGTGGGGTGGGTGTCGTGCCAGAGGCAGCAGGTGCCGTCAGCGGCGATGGGCTGGCCGTAGGTGCAGCGGGCCCGGTCGGGCTTCGGCTCGGGGTGGAGGTCCCAGGGGGTCGGGTCGGTGTCGATGCGTTCGCCGGTCCGGTCGTACCGGTGGGGCCGGTCGTCGGTGAGCGTGGACATACCGTTATGGTTCCAGGTTCGCAAAAGGGGCGCCAGCAGATACCCGGGTGGGGTATTGGGCCTACGTGCGGGTGTGCGCGATGAGGTCGATCAGCCCGACGACGGCGACGAGGAACTCGCGGGCGGTCCCGGCGGGCGCGGTCGTGTCGGGGCGGGCGTCGAGCACGGCCATCGGGCCGGTGTCGGGGTCCAGGGTGAGCCACGCCGACGTGCCGGTCCCGGGGAGCTCGATGACGCGGGACGTGCACGTCTCGCCCGCGTCGTGGTGGCGGGTGCAGCCGGTCTGATGCTGTGTGGTGGTCATGGGTTCCTCCCCGTTGCGGTGTGCGCGTGCTGCTGCCCCCGATCTTCCGACCGTATCGGGCATGTCGACCGTCGTTGGGGCGTCTGTGCAGCGTGGGGAGGCTTTGGGGTGTCTTGCCGACCTGTGAGTCAGGTGTCCGGGCGATGAACCTGTCACCACCGCGTCACAGCCCGTGATAGCGGGGACGTTCGGTGACTGGGCGGTCCTATGCGCCCGGTCGGCCCCAGGTCAGCTCCAGGTCAGCCCGGCGGACGCCACGGCCGCAGCCGCCACTCGTGCACGTACGCGTGATGACCGGGCACGTCGACCGCCGCCCACCAGCCGTCGTCGTGCCGCGTCCACGACCGCAGGTCACCGGGCAGCCACCGGCCGACCGCCGGCATCCACACCCACACCTGCTCCAGCCCCAGCCCGGCCGGGCGGCGATGCTCCAAGCCGTCGTCCTGCGGGATGCCGTGCGCGCGGACGTGCGAGGGCCGGCAGGGCACCTCCAGCGGCGGCGGGTCGCTCACGTCACCCATGGTGCCTCACCGCCTCGTGGCTGCCTCGATGAGCGCCGCGCCGGGCGTTCCGGCGACCCACCAGCAGACCGCAGCGGCGGCGAGCGGGACGACGGTCCGCTCGACCCGGCCGCCGGAACGCAGGCCGACGCCGACGTGCCACCACCACGGCCCGAGGGGCACACCGATCGGGGTGCCGTAGCCGGGCATCCCGAACACGAAGTCCCCGGCCAGGTGCGATGCCCATCCCTCCACCGCGGCCCACGCATACCAAGGGCCGCCGGCCAGGTACAGGGCGACCGCGACGGCGGCGGGCAGCCCCCACCAGTGCATCAGGCGCCGATGCCCCAGCGGGCCGCCGGCTCCGAGCAGCTCATCGGGGAGGACCCCGTCCAACCGCTTCCACGCCCGGGTGTTGTCGACGTCCGGGCCGGTGGAGAACGCTGCGGCGACCGCCGCGCCGGCGGCGACCTGCCAGGCCGGGAGGCCGGTCATCGTGGCCGTCACGACCCAGCTCGCGGCGGCGGTGATCCGGTGGTCGGTGCCGAACATCAGCCGGTCGCCTCCCCGTCCGCGGCCCGGGTCCGGGCCGCGCGGACGTACCGCTTGGCGGTGGTCTCACTGACCCCCCACCGGTCGGCCGCTGCCCGGACCATGACCATGTACGCCTGACCCTCGGCGAACCAACCGGCGACCACGGCCACCCGGTCCGCGGTCGGGTCACCGGCAGGTGCCGGATCCGGTGTCACCGCGCGCAGGGTCACCGGTGCCGTCGGACCCGCCGGTACCGGTGCCGGCACCGGTGCGGGGCGTGGTGTCGGCCCGGGCGTGACCTGCGGCTTCACCCGGGCGCCCGCCCGGGCCCCGCCTGCCTTGGTGGCCCGGGCCGGCGCGGCCTCGATCAGTGCCATGACCGCGAGGAAGCACGCGGCGGGCCACACGGCGGTGACCCGGCCACCCGCGGTGCCTTGGGCGGTGACCAGCTGCGCGGCGATGGTCGCCGCGACCGTCACCAGCAGGATCAGCGCGGCGTCCCACCGGCGCAGCCCCGCCCGGTGCCGGTCCCGCAGTTCCAGGCCCGCGTACACGGCGAGCAGGTCCACGGACGCGGCGGTCGCCCACGCCACCCACCCGGTCGCGCCGTAGTCGACGCAGGCCTGGTGGATGTGCGACAGGGACGGGCCGAACGCCAGCACGGTGAGCGCGCCGGCGATGCCCCACCGGACCCGGGCCGGCCACGGAGACGTCTCGGTCACCGCTTCCTCCCGCTGGCCACGTCGTACCCGGCGAGCCGAGCCGACAGCCGCAGCCGCCGGCCGGTGCCCTTGCACCAGCGGCAGCGGCCGAACCGGTCAGCCAGGAGCCCGAACACCCGGGTGCGTCGCTTCCCCGACCCCTCGCACCACCTGCAGTTCATCCACGGGTGGGTCCGGACATGCCACACCCACCCCCAGATCGCGGCAGCAGCACCGAGTAGCGCGCCGATCGCCTGCTCGACGTGTTCCTGCATCACAGGCCCTCCAGGCGCGTTTCGTGTGTGTCAGCGGTTCGTAGGACTACAGCGCTACACCGCAGGTCAGGGCCCCGGTCGCCCGCTCTACACGGCGTAGAGCGGGC